ACCTTCTTGAAAACGGTCGCGGCGCGAATACCGTTCCCCTCCTGGATCTCCTCCACAGCCATGATGATCTCGAAGTCATCGCGGATGCGGTCCACGTCGAGCTTGACGGTGATGCCATCGACGGTCACTTCCTGCGGAGTGCCCTTCTTCGGCTTGTGATCCTGCGGTACCTTCTTCGCCTGCGTAGCCATTGCCATGCCTCTCTATCTCAGGGTGCGCCATGCCGGGGTTGTGGTGGGGTGCGGGGCGGGCATGGCGGCGAGTTCCCCGCACCCCACGTCTGTCAGGCGAGTTCGCCCAGGTACTCGCGTGCCGTGTCGCCATCGAACTCAGTGGCCGGGAACGCGGTGATGGTCACCTCGTAGCCGACGGGATCACCGTCCACGTAGACAACATCTCCGACCTCGGTGACCTTGCCCTGAGGGACGACGATGCGCTTCACCTTGTCGCCCGTCATGAGGAGTTCGAACACGAACACACGACGCGGAAGATCCTTGTTGTTGTGCCGGATCATGGTGATTCCAGTCTCGGCATCGACTTCCACGTTGCCCTGCCCGTAGACCTCCTTCTGAACGTCCACGTCGAGGGACTGGATGAAGGTCAGGGAGAATGTCTCCTTGCGGGACGTGACGACTGTGAGCACGGTGTCCCCACCGAAGGCGGTCGTGTCGTTCGAGTCGGTCTCCACCGTGTTCGTCAGGCCATCGTCGGAGATGTAGCCGTGCTTGACGTAGGCGGCATCGAGATCGGATGTGACGTCGGTCGGAAGCGCGGAACCGACGGGCGCAGCGTAGGAGACGCCACCCTTCGACCCGGGTTTTGCGGCGGTGACAAGCTCACTATCGGGAGATGCCATGATGTGGTCCTTTCAATGGACTGCCATGCCCCTTTGAAGGATTTTGGCCCTGCTCAGACCATGAGGACAGCGGTGACGACCATCTGGTACCTGGCCTGCCCCGACTCGTCCGGCCAGTTGTAGGTGGTGGTCACATCCACGTCTGCGACCTCTGGAAGTAGGGAGAAGCCGTGCATCAGTCGTTGCCCGACGGTGACAGCGAGGTCTGATGCGGCGTTTCTGTCCTCTGCCCAGACCTGCACCGCCCATGTCGGGTAGTCCATGAGTCGGCTGGTCTGTCCGCCTGTGCGCTCCACGGTGATGAAGCGCCCGGGTCGCTCGTCAGGGATCTCGGGGAAGGCTTCAAGGCCGTCGTTCTGGATCTCAGGATCGGCATTGAGATAGCCGATGAGGAGCACTTCGGAGTTCGTCATCCGCCCTGCACCGCCTTCAAGAGCGTGTTGTTCTTGGCGTTGTCGCGCTTCGCCTCGAAGGTCGTGGGCCGGACAGCGCCGTGTGGACGGTCCGTGGTGATGACGTCGCCCACGTACCCAGGACCGCACCGCGATGCGATCTGAGTGACCTTCTCAGTGATCATGGGGCGCGACATCTCGGTGATGGCCTTCCAGTCCAGCTTGAACTGCACTCGCTTCGCCATCACCCGCTCACCGCCTTTACCTGTACGGGCCGGTTCCAGTCGCCCGGCGTGTTCGCCGCAGTGTATGCGGTCGGATCACCGATCACCTCGTACTGCACTCCCCGCACCTCCACACGCTTGCCCTTGAGACTGCGCGTATCGGACTTGGGCCAGTGCAGTTGGTAGACGACCTCCACTCCATCAGGGCGTATCGACCCGTCGAGGTCTCCCGTGGAGCCAGGAGACACGAGGGCCTGTACGGGGTCACCATCGGCGATCCACGAGTAGACCGGCGCGTTCATCCCATTCACGCCCGTCTTCTGCTTGGACACGACCTGCACGGGCTCGGTGGCGAACAGGTTCACGACCCCTCCCGTGTGGCCAGGAGGTCCACCTCGAACGCCTTCTGCTTCCCGCACCCGAGGTCGAACTTCTCAGCCTTCGTCAGATACAGGTCTCCAGATGGATTCGAGAACTGCACGGTCGCCTGATATGGCCCCGCGCCCTGCTGTATGGATGTCACGTCCGCGCCGTCCACGGCGGACGGTGTTGCCATCGCCCGCTTCACCATGGCGCACGTGATGCGCCGCAGCGTCGCCTCGGACGCGTCCTCCCACGATGAGCATGTGGTCTGGATCTTGTCGGACGCGTCGTCGATCAGGACAATTGCGCGCAGCTTCTCACTCTCAGAGAGAGTGCGCCACCGTGCCTCCACGTCTGCGACAGTCGCAAACGGCGCTGCAACAGCCATGGCGGGCACCTCACTTCGAGTCAGCGGGCTTGCGACGCGGCGAACGCTTCGGGGCGGGCTTCTCAGGGGGCGGCTCGTCTGCCGGGTCCCACCCAGCCCCGAGGGTGGAGGCGGTGGACTCATCGACGGAGACCACCACCCCCGTCCCCTTCTGCCTCAGGCGGGGCATGTCAGGCAGCATCCTCGATGACCGCGAAACGGTCGGCGAAGATGTACCAGCCGTAGACGATCTCCAGTCGGAGAGCGATCTGGTTCTTGCGCTTGAGGTCTCCCTGCCCGTCGGGGTCACCGAAGCGGATCAGCTCGACGGGCAGGTCGCGCTGGACGCCCCACCGGATGCCGTTCACGAAGTCGCCCACGATGGCGCGGACCTTCGTGTCAGCAGCCTCGGGAGTGCCGGCCACCGTGTCGCCCTGAGCGACTGGGACACCCATGAAGTCGGTGATGTTGGTCCCGAACCCGAGGGTCGGGTACCGCATCTGGGACGTCTCGCCGGACCCGTCGCGGACCTTGAGCTGGGACAGTGCCCACGCGAACTTCGGATCAATGGCCGCGCCGTTGACCCCCCATGCAGGAGATGCGTTGACGAGGAGGCCAACCGCTGCACGGAAGTCATCGTCAGCATCCGCAGTCCCCTGCTCCACACGCTTCGTGGTGGCGGTGACGTAGTTGGTCCATGCCGAGATGACCGCCCCCGTGAGCGGGTTGATGCGGTGGTACGCGCCGAGGTCGAGGGCGCGGGAGAGCGCGATCTGTCCGGCATTGGCGAGCTCGGTGAAGACTCCGAGCTGGTAGTCCTCGTTCGCCCACTCGACTTCCTGGTTGAAGCGCATGGTGACCTGCGCCTTGTGGGGCACTGCGGTCACGGCGCCGAACGCGCCGGAGGTGGACGCCTTGTCGGCGCCTTCCTCGACGAACTCTGCCTTGGGGAAGTCGTTGAAGGTGATGATGTCGGTCTTGCCGAACCGCATGGGCTCGCGCCCCGACAGCTTGGCGAGGGTGGAGGTTGTCTGGGCCTTGGTGACCATGCCGTCCGCGATTTCGCGGGGCAGGAGCACCTGGGTGTCAGTGGTTCCGAAAACGGCCATTGCCGTTCTCCTCTCAGTTCTTGCCGAACAGCTCCCGCACGAAGTCGCGCGTGGGGTCGGACTTGGCTTCTGGTTGCTTGCCCACGTCCGGGACGACGGGTGCCGTCGGACGTGACTTCAAGAGCGACTTGAGGACTTCGCCGTGAGCTGTCAGCTCTTCGAGAGTGGTTCCGCGCAGTGCGTCAGCGGGCACGCCCGCATCCTTGGACACCTGCTGCTTCCACTCGCTGAGCTGCTTCTCCGCCTTGAGGGTGGACAGTTCCGCTTCGGTCGAGTCGAACTTCTCAGCCTTGGCCTTGAGCTCGTCGTAGTCCTGGTACTTCGCTCGTTCCCGAGCTAGCCGCGACTGGATGATCTTGTCCAGCGCCTCTTGGGAGGTGATGGGCTCGAAGTCCGTGTGCTGCCCCTCGGTGTTCTGTTCTCCCGCTGGTGCGGTGTCTGTGGTTTCAGACATGGATATGTCCCTTTCCCGTTTTGAGCCCGTCGGCGTTGAGGACCCTCGATCCGGTCGAGGTCACCGCCCGCGAGAGAACGCGGAAGTCTTGTGTCAGGCGGCGAGCGCCTGCGTCAGTTCGGCCCGGTAGGCGTCGAGCTCGTCCTTCATGCTGTCGAGGTAGCGGCGCGTCGTCTCACGATGATTGGCGAGGACACGCTGCGCCTTCGCCCGCTTCTTCGGGTCCGATGGGTCGGTGGCACGATTGCGGACCTTCTCCATGCGCTCACTGGCCCTGTACACGCCCACCGGCACCTCGCGGGCGCGGGCGTCCCATGAGGGGGATGCCGTGCACGTGCAGTTGTCGTGCGATGCGAAGGTGGCCGATTTCTCCGACCGGTATATGCCACCGCGACCAGCGAGCATCACGCAGAAATCGCATCCGGTCGGACGCACATTGCGCTGCCAGCCGACCGACTTGGGGTCCGCATCCGAGCTGTCGACGATGGTCTGCCGAGCGGGGTCCAGCACCAGCCGCGTGACTGCGCCCATGAGGGGCGCGAGCATGCCAGACGGATTCTCCATCCACAGGTGTGACGCGGCCCACCTGACAGTGCCCTGCGCCTGAGCAGTGGACGCCGCAGCCGCCTGCGTCGCGCGGAACCGCCCTGCAACGTCAGCCTCAGCGCGCAGCTCGTCGAACCACTCAACGGCCACACTCGCCGCGAGGTCGCCATACTGCTGCGTCAGGACAGGCATGAACTCCATGAGCGCATCACGTGCAGCCTCTGGACGCGCGAGGTCCAGCGTGTCGAAGAACGCCCGAAGGTCATTCTGTGCCAGCGTCGACACCTGCACCTGCGCCAGCCTGAACTCCTCCGCCTGCGCCAGCGTCGTCATCCGCCTTCACCCCCGCCAAAGCCTTCGAGGCAGCCAGGGCGCGGTCAAGAAGAGAGCCGCCAGCCTGTGTGCGCCACTCCGAACGCATTTCGTCAATCTCTCCGACCGTGAATCCTGTACGGCGCAACGCCACAGTAGTTTCCGCGACCTTGGGAATCGCCTGCACCGTCTTCACAATGAAGTCCGATGCCGCTTGCGGGCTTACCCATCGAGCGGGCGTCCAGTTCACCCGGAGCTTCCACGACTCCACGGGTGGGGCAGTCAAATTGTCGCGAACCATGACGACATCTTGGACGAGCCGTCGAAGCGGATCCTCAAAAATGCGCCATTGCTGTTCTGCTTTGTCAGCAAGAGCCGCTTCTGCGGCCTGCATCGCTTCGGCAGAGGTCGGATTATCCGCAAACAGCCCGACAGATGATTGCGGTAGTCCAGTCTCAGCACAGAAGTTCTGCGCAAGTTGCCGATACATCGACAAATGTGGATCCATGCTCATTTGCGCGAACTGACCGACAGTTGGAATGTCGCCATTCTCGTTAGGTTCCAGCGCCATGATTCGCCCCATGATCGCAGACCAGCGATCCTTGTTGCTGAAGGCGTCCTCATTGGCTCCCATTACCCACCGCTGCGGGCTTGAGAAGAACTCTGCCGAAGTTTCAGTACGCACGAGTGTTCGCACTGCCGCATCCGTGAGATAACGCACTTCACGGGTGATCCGCGAGTGTCCGAATGGTCGGTTGAGCTGTGGATCGTAGATCAGCGGCTCGACAAGAACTCGACCGGTCGCATTCCCGAGGCGCTCCATCGACCAAGTCCCACGATCGGAGAACAGATGGATCGTGTCGTGACGAAAGAATATGGTCGCGGCAGTCGGATTTCCCAGGTCGTCCGCATCGGTAATTGCAAGGGCGGAAGAGATCTCTTGTTTGCTCTTGTCCCAGAGTGCTGTTGACCACTCTGCGTCTCGGGCTTGGATCAGAACGTCGGGATCACCCTCGCCGCCCTTTGTGATAGTGAGAAACGCGCACGAATGCTTGTAGGCAGAGGATATTGCTTGAGTGAGATTTAGCCCAAACCTGTTTTGAGACAAAATGTCGTCAATCTCGAACGGGTCAGAAGCGCCAACAAGAGAATATCCCTCAAAGACGTGTTTCTGCGCCAACGCCTCAACCGCCCTACGCGGCCACCCCAATGCCGCCTTCGCCTTCGACATCTGAGGAGGGATGGAGATTCCGAGGTCCTGAAAAGTCCTCTTTGAGTCGTAGTAAGTGTCGAGTAACAGATTCTTCGGCTGCTTTCGCCCCCACTGCTCCCACAGCTTTGCGAGGGTTGCCATTTCGTCGCCCGTCAATCCCTTTACCGATGGAATTACGACGTTCACAGGATGGTCACCCCACTTCCACTTTGAGAGCCCTTCGGCTTACGCTTCGTTGTCTTCGCGGCCCACAGTGCGCACGAGATCGCCTCGATCGGCGTCTCGTCCCCGTCCTCGGTCGTCGGCTCCCAGCCGAACGCCCCCGAGGTGCCACGCTTCTTCCTGTCACACACCGCCACCGAACTCTCCAGAGCATCGGACAGCGGGTCGTCGACCTTCGGATGTGTCACCGTGCCCTCACGCACCGCGTCGAGCAGCATCGCGCACGAGGTCGTGTACTCCGGCGTCGTCATCACATGCACCTGCTGGCGATTCCGCATTCCACGCTCACGCAGCGCATCAGCCAGGACAGTTGACCCCGCCGCGCCGGAGATCGCCACCATCGCCGTCCGGTCCTTGCGCTCAACCAGCCAGTCAGCAACCTGCGCAACGCCCGACTCCGTCGACCCACTGAACTGGCCGACCACCTCCAGATGCACACCATCCTCACGCTTGAGCGCTCCCGCCACGGACTGGCGAGACCCGTCCTGCGAGAACGTCACAGCGAACGACCTAACGCCGTCAGACGGCACATCCTCCACCGCGCACGCATCCCACAGATCCGCAGGGATGCCGCGAGACGATCCGGCGCCATCCCAAATCCCTAGAGCCTCGCGCCTAAATCCTTCAGCATCTAGTTGTTCGCGCAGACGGAAGAAAGCATCCTCGTCAGTTCTGCCAGGGAAAGACGGATTCGCTTTGGCCCACTGGACCTGATCGTCTAAGTCAGCGTCATCATCAGCCGAGAATTCGACATAGAGCATGTTTGGACTCTGTCCACTGAGTGCCCTCTTACGCCTGTCTTTGAAGACCTCTCCCTCGTCCTCTGGGCGAGGTGGTGTTCCCATCATGAACGTCAAAGCATTCTTGACGGTATTCATGGTGGGAACCATGTCGTGCAAGGTGTTTTCACGAAGATGCTGAGCCTCATCAAAGACAACTACACCGATTCCCGGCTCACCTCGACCATTTTGCTTGTCGCGCGATCCAATCTTGATTCGAGAGCCATTGGAGAATCTAATTGTCTGATTCCCGTTCCCCAAATACGCTTTGTCTACATATGGAGCAATTTTAGGTAGGTTGGTCAATCCAACGAGCATTAGATATGTCTCGTCAGATGTCGAAAGCCGCTGCGCTGTCCAGAGCACCTTTAGTCTAGGCTGGCGAACGCACATCGCAAATATGATCATCGCGACGAGAAAAGTCTTGCCGGACTGTCTTGGAATAGAGAGCACGGCGCCGCCACGGGTGATCGCGTACGACCCATTGGCGCGCTTTCCGAAGATCACATATCCAAGCTGATCCTGCCAGTCATCGAAATGGACTCCCATGACCTCGCACTGAGCTTTGATCACAGGCCATCCAGTAGATTCAATTCCATCTGGGATGCAGACGTACCGCGCAACATCAGATAGCCGTCGCATCGAACGGCACATCCTCAACTACGGCGAGTTCGTCACGCACCGTTTCCCTGTCTTGATCAATCTTTCGTATGGCCGAGTCAAGCTTCTCGACCTCATCCGCGAGGCGGGCTAGGGCGTGAGCTGGAACTCCGCCCTCGATGGTCTCAGCGACGGTATTCCTGAGCCCCACAAGGAGATCGCGTCGACTGCGGTTTGCAGCCTCAACCAGAGAGGTGGGAGGAGTGTCCACCTCGCACTCCTCGCTCACTGGAACTGCGTGGAGCTTTCGGGGCATGACACACCTCCTTTATGATCCCATTACAAAGACTGTTTTTTTGGAGCGGGGAGAGATTTCGCT